GTTAAACGATTAGACAAGGTATTTACATAATGCAATTACAAATCTATAACCAATTAAAGGCACGTATAAGCACACTTCAAGCATTGAAGTATGTTGCATTATGGAACAATCAATTTGAACGCGAGGATGTGAACGTACCGTTTAATTATCCTTGTTGTTTCATTGAGTTTCCTGCGGCTGATTACATTGAGAACTTACAAGGTCAACAACAAGGCACGATGACAATAGCATTGCATTTGGGTTTTGAAAGCTACAAGACCGAAGATACCGATATATTGCAGTTAAAACAAGACCTAAACCAACTTGTTCACGGTTGGTCAACTCCGTACAATAGTAAGTTCCTGCGCAGAAGCGAAGTGCAAAGCAACGACCACACCAACATTCAAGAGTTCATCATCACGTACACAATGCAAGGGTTTGACTACTCGGCAAGCAGCGCACCAACAACCGAAGCATTGGTTGCAACGCTCATCACTAACAATGACCCGCAAATGGAGGATGATGTTATCCGCAGCGGAAGCATACCCGATGCCGTTGTGTTGGCATCCGAATTAGGTTACGAATTATTAAGCGAACAAGGTTATAAACTAATTATACAACAATAAAATGGCAGAGCAAAAAATATCCGAGTTACCAAACGCAACACCGCTTGATGGAACAGAGCAGTTACCGTTAAACCAAAACGGTGTTACATCGTTAACCGATGTAGATGCGATTGTTACCTATACACTTACAAATGGTGTTAGTGGCACCTTTACCACCGTTGATAACAAGACAGTAACAGTTACCAATGGCTTAATAACAGCAATAGTATAATGGCGAGGTCAGCACAACAAATTAAGCAACAGATGTTGGATGCAAAAAACGCAGACCCGACATTATCAACTTTGACTTCTACAAGTCAAACCGCAAAGTGGAACTTATACTACTTCATTGTGGCATCATGTATTGCAGTTTTTGAGCAGTTGCAGGACTTGTTCAAAGTTGATTTAGAAGCCATAGCAAGCACCGCAGCACCAAGCACACCACAATGGACACGTAACAAGGTGTTGAAGTTCCAAACAGGTGATGTGGCAGCACTAAACACAACTACATTCGTTATCGAATATCCAACGGTGAACGTGGCTAATCAAATCTTAACACGATGCGCAGTGGTAACAGCACCAAATAGAACGGTATTGATTAAGGTTGCAAAGAATGACCCGCCCGAACCTGTATCAGTTGGTGAATTAGCCGAATTGCAAACGTATGTTGAAACATTCAACCCCGCAGGCATAGCGTTTACTTTGATTAATGAGGATAGCGATAAAATGGAAGTGGCAGCAACGATATACTTTAACGGTCAATACTCATCAGTGATAGATGCCAACGTTAAAGCAGCATTGAACGCATACATGGCCAACTTGCCGTTTAATGGCCGTATAACTACGCAAGCGGTTGTCGATGCGATACAAGGCGCAGAGGGCGTTATCACAGCATCATTGACACGTATATTAGTAAGGCGTGACACCGTTGCTTATGGTGCAGGTGTAACATTGTTTAACCTATCAACAGGTGTGGATAGTGTTACTTATGATACCTATTCAGGTTACGTTGTGGAAGAAACCACTACCAGCCACACCTTTGATGATACCTTAACTTACATTGTGCAATGAGTAGCATAATCAATACAGACTCGTTTGCGGTCAACTTCCTTCCACCAAAGAAGCGGTTGCCGATTTATAAAGCATGGGTTAAAACACTTGTGAAACCGTTGCAAGTGCTATACAATACCATGTTTGGCACGTTCAAAGATGGCAACACAGCACCGTTATGGGTAACAGCCACAGCATATGCAGTTGGTGACCAAGTGCAATATGAGGATAAATCAGTTTACGAATGTTGGGTAGCGAACACAGGCGAGTTGCCGACTAATGCAGATTATTGGTTTAAGATACAAGATAAATTCGTAGGCATTGAGCCAAGATGCAAGTACAACGCACAGCACTTGTTGTTTGAATGGGCATTGAATGAATGGTTTGGTACTACGTTTGTCAATGTGCCAGGAGCGAGTGATATTTATATTGATAATTTTGCTTCGGGGAGCAATGTGTTTTATGTTGGTTTGGCTTCTGTTGATAGTAGCGAAGCAGTATATGCCAACGGTGAAGCATTTAGATTTGTGCAAGCATTAAACATAACCAACACAGGAAGCGAGTTTGATATTTACGTTCCAATTGCAACAGCCAACGCATTAACAAATGAGCCACCCGATACAGCACCAAACATAAGCACAAATAGAGAAAATATAATTAGGCAGATAGCCGATTTGTACACATACGCAGGAATTAATTATCAAGTTATCACATACTAATCAAAATGAAAAAAATAAAAACAACAGACATAACAAGTTCAAGTGCAATGCCTATTAAGAAAGGCAGTTTAGACCACTTGCAAGCGGCATACATTGAAACAATACAAGATGTAAACAAATCATATTGGGCAGGTGATAGAGCAGGAACACAGCCGATGGCTTTACATGGGTGTATCAACACAGGTTCGGGTTCAACATACATTATTAGCGCAGGTGCTGTAATGCTTGATACTTATGCAGAGGTGTTTAGATGCGATGCTCAAACAGTAACCGTTGCTTTTGGTCAAGTGTTAGTAGGTACAGTAACAACAACATACTTAACTGCAACCGATGCCGACCCTGTGGAATTTAGTGACAGCACATTAAACAATGTGCATGAAATTCGTAAGATAGTTTGGTCAAGTGGCGCAAGTGGTAGTGGCACGTTTGATTACAATAACTTATATTTCAGAAACAACTTTGACCAAATTTCACCAACATTAGCAGGTGATTTAAACGCATGGACATTAGGCACAGGTTCAGTTGATTTGCGTATATTAGTTGAGTCAAAGAAAGTAACAATAATGTTTGACATCAACAACACATCAACAGGCGGCAGTAACAACACGCTATCAATGACTGTAACAGGGGTAAGTAATTTTAAGCAAACATCATTTAACCTTGCTTACTTTAATACAACAGGGGCAACGGAATGGGTGTTAGTTGAAGCGGTTGGTGCTACTAACACAGTGCGTTTTACACGTATAGGTTCAACTTTCGGAACATATACAAACACATTAGACCTTAAAGGGCAGTTGATAGCTGAAATAGCTTAAAACCTATGCTTCCCATAATGCTCCGAGATAATCTCTTTGAGCAGATATGACTCTTTGGTTCCTGTACGTTCCACTTCATCAAAGAATTTCTTTTTTAATTCGCCTGTTAAATGAGCGGTAACGCGTGCTTTGGCAGCTTGTTTCTTTGTGTTTATATCGCTTTTTGGATTAGCCATTGTTAGATATTAGTTACTAAACACGTCAAAATTAGTAACTTATTTGGATTAAACGCTAAATATGTTACCACTTTTGCAATATGAAAATCACAAACATATCTAACGACACGGCAACGATGCTTATCTATAAGCATATTGGTGATATTGATGATATGGGCATGGGCATCAACGGTGCTTGGATTGCAGAGGATATTCAATACTTGAATGATAACTATGCAGACCAAGTAAAGTGCATCAATGTACGCATCAATTCAATTGGTGGCAGTGTTGCCGATGGGCTTTCTATTGTGAGCGCAATACTAAACTCAAAGATACCTGTAAACACATACATTGATGGCATGGCTTATTCAATGGCGGGTGTGATTGCGATATGTGGCCAAAAGAAATACATGGCCGATTACGGTACGTTTATGATGCACAACGCTAACGGTGGCAGTGATGAAGAAGTGTTGAGTTTAATCACCAACAGTTTAGCAAAGATATTCGAGCGCAATACCTACCTCACACTTGATAAGTGCAAAGATTTGATGGCTAAAGAAACATGGATGACTGCCGAGGAGTGTATGAGTTTAGGCATTGTTGATGAAATTATACAAACAAAGAAAATGAAGCCCGCAATGAACGCAACCGTGCGTGAATTGCATGCTATATACAATAAAGTAATAATCAAAACAGAAACCAAAATGAATAAATTAACTGATCTATTAAAGCTAACCAATGAAGCATCAGAAGAAGCTATCATTGAAGCAGTATCGGCCAAAGATGCAAAGATTGCTGAATTAGAAGCAAACATTGAAGCGCAAACAGCAGAGTTGAACGCATTGAAAGAAGCCGCAACCGAAGCCGAAAACGCTATCAAAGCGGAACTAATCGAGAACGCTGTTAAAGAGGGCAAGATTGATGCTGCGACAAAAGAAATTTACTTGACAAGCAACAAGTCAAATGCAGAGTTGAAAGACCTTATCGGTAAATTGAAACCTGCTTACACTCCGATATTCGACAACGCAAAGAAACCGGACGCAGTTGTTGGTCGTGAAAATTGGACATTCAATGATTGGTCCAAGAATGACCCGAAAGGACTATTGGAAATGAAAGAAAACGATGCAGTTGCTTTTAGTGCTTTAATCAGCAAGTTACCAAGCAACTTATCACCGAATTACAACCCTGCAACCGATAAACAATTCTAACAATGGAAGCAATTTGGAACGCAAACCCGAACATCAACACGCTATTCTGCTTTGAAGATGGCAACTGCTTTGTAAAACATGGTGATGCAGCAAGTCACGCAAAGACCACAGGTGCAACTTACAAGCAAGTTAGCAAACCGAAAGAGGGTGAAGAACAAATCGAAACTAAACCAACTAAAAAATCAAATAAATAACAATGGCAACTATTAACTCACCATTCGGCACAGCAGGTATTATTACCATTGCGGCCACAGGAACAACTGCCGCAACTATAAGCAATCAAGTTACTTATGTTGCCGCTAAAACTACATTAACAGGCAATGCAACTTTGAACCTAACATTGTCAAGTGAACTAAAACCAGGTGCAATGCTTCATTTAGAAGTAGCAACAACCGCAACTGAAACATTTACCTTTGGAACAGGCATTGATGCCCCAACCGTTACAGGTGTTGCAGGTAAAACATGGTGTCAATCTTTTTGGTTTGACGGAACTGTGTTTTTACCAAGCGGAGCAAAAATTCAAATTGATTAATAACTAAAAAACACATAAAATAAAATGGCACTAATAAAAGAAATTTGGGTACAAGATGTTCAAGAAGCATTGAACAGAAA